ATTGTGCCAGTAGTTGTAAATGCTGTACCACCAATATCTAATACTGCAGTAGTTGCAGCGCTAAATACGGTTGTAGTAACCACTTTAACGTCAACGATTTGTGAACCAGCTGGAACAGCGATTGGGCTACCAGTCAATGTACCAAATACAACAGGGAATGATTGAGAAACAACAGTGCAGCCTGTGTTAGCTAAAGTAGTTGCAGTTGTGCCAGTTGTGTAGCGATTTGTGCCTAATAGCCAAGGGCCTAGGTGTGTAGCGAAACCCATAAGGATTCTCCTATATACAAGTTAAGCCTATAAGTCGGTATATCGTCTGCTGGGGCAGTCAAATAGGCTGGAATTACCCAGATGTCTCAATAATACTACAAATAAAAAAGATGTGCAATAAAAAACCCCGCTTTGTGGGCGGGGTCTTAGTAAAGCCAAGGAACCGATTAAGCGCCTTGTGAGCCCCACATACCGAGGGGATCAGACCAACCGAAAGAATAACGCTCACGAGACTTGTAACGAACGTTACCTGTGTCGAAGTCACCGTCCATGCTGTTAGCAAGTGGTGTACGAACGAAATGCTTCATACCGTTAGGTACGTCAGTAGTCAAATACCAACCGTTTGTATCGGTTAGGAAGTGGTTAACTGTGTAGCCTTCAGGGATAGAACCATTGTTCTTCAATGCGTTGATGTCGTTATCGGTTGTACCAACACGTAATTCAGTCTCGAGCAAGCGAGTTGCAACGAACATGAGGTTAGGTGGAACAATCAATTTACGTGGTTTAGCAGCGATCAATAAGCCACGCTCGTCTGTCCAACCAGCGATTTGAATAACTGCGGCTTCCAAAGAAGTCTCATTCAAGTCGGTCATTGTAGACTGAGTGTTGCTGTTTGTACCGCCAGAAACCAATGGGTGTGCAGTGCTGAACAATGCAACGCCGTCGCCACCAGTGTAGCTAGAACTGAAACCGTTGTTAATAACGGCAGCAGCTTTAACTTGCTTGGTGTAAGCCATGGAACGTGCCAATGCCTTAGTATAACGAGCAGACAAAGAGTCATACAAGTTATCTTCGATAGCTTCTTCAGTTAAGCTGAAGCCCATTGCGATTGTTTCATGGTTGTAGCGAGCTGTCCATGCTTCTTGCCCGTTGTCGTAACGAATTGCAGAGCCTTCGTTTTTGACTGGAGCAGCTGTGAAGCCTGACAATTTGGTTTCTTCTTCGAAGGAACGCTCAGAAGATTCAGTTTCGTAAATCTCTTTATGTTCTTCACCGTAGCGAGCATACTCAAGTCCGAACAAAGCATTCAAACCCGGGAGGAGCTCTTTTAATAGTTGTGCGCGTGAAATAGCCATTATTTAGCTCCTATTAGGCTGCAGTTGCTACGCCAGCAGCACTGTAGTATGTGTGAACACCGAAGTTGAACTTAACGATCACTTCTGTGTATGAACCTGACGCATTTACAGTCTCTGGAACTACGTCAACGATACGCATTGGAACAGCAGTTCCGGCGCCAGTTGTTGCAGATACAGAGGCAAGTGAGTCACCTGTAGTTGTGCTACCAGCAGTCAAAATTAAAGCTGTGTTTTGACCAACTGCGGCACGAGTAACGCCAGAGATTGTTGATGTACCAGCAGCAGTTACCGCTACTTTGAACAGAGCATCTGGATCATCCAAAACAAAAGCTTGAATGTCAGAAGCCACTGTAGAAGCTGGGTAATACTGTTGTTGCAACAATTGTTTGGTAGTTGGGTTTGTGAACTGACAACCCAAGAAAATACCAACTGCGTCGGTTGCGGTAGCTGTGGTTGAAACTTTGCTTAGTGTACCACCTGTGTTTAGACGTACGACATCACCGTAAAAAATTGATGTGCCGGAGCCTGAGGCGATAGGGATTAAGCGAGTTGAACCAGCAAATACCTGACCACCGACCAAATTGATCGGTTGAAACCCGTAAGGGCCTGAAACGGTAGGATAAGCCATTTATAACTCCTAATTAAATTTAAGAACCAGAACCAAAGGTCGTCGTGGATTTTCTCTCGTTAAAGAGTGGCATCCGTGGGTCGCTTTGGCGCATTAAATTATTATCTACAGCCTCGGTCTGATTTTGGGCTTGGTTTGCGAAGTACGCATTCCGTTGTTGCACAAGCTCAGTTGGGGTTTTGCAGAGTAATAACCCGCCAATCTCAATGTTGTCTTTAAAACGACTATTGGGATCAGCTAACAGTTGAAATTTAGGTTGTTCTTCTATGCGTACGGGCTCCCAGCCTTCTCTCAGTTTTGCAGAAAGATTGCGAGGGTCAGCTGCGTTTAACGTAGAAACACGAATCCAACGATAAGAATAGCCAGCCTGTTTATCAGGCTCAGGGAGAAGTTCTGGGAGCTGCCACTGTTTAGGACGCTCTGTTACATCACGACTTTCTAATTCACGAGTAATTCTATTATTGCCAGCCATTATAGGGCCTCCAATTTCATAAGTTCACGAGCGTATTGCTCTGGGGTTAATCCTAGTTTCTTAGCAATTGCTTGCTGAGACGTTTTAAGTCGTACCTGTTTAGAGGCCGTACTCCTAGTTGCCGGAGCTACTACTGTGCTTGGCTTAGCTTTTGGAGCAGGTTTCTGGACCTCTTCATTAGGCTCGGCCTTGTCTTCCAAAGTATCGAAATACTCAGGAAATTTTTCACGCATAGTTCTGTCTATACGCTTAAAGTATTGGTCAGTACCCACAACTGTCTGTCCGTACTCATCCAATAATTCTTCATGTATCCCAACAGCATAGCTGGACATAGCTTTTTTAGTGCCATACCATGGATTCTGGTCCAACCAAGACTGAGTTTTTTGGTCAATCTTAGGGCGCTGTTGCTCTACTTGTTGTATTTGTACATCATTTTCTGACTCTTGTAAAGTAGTAGGCTTAAAGTCCTTTGCCTTCTGTACTCTATAGCCAGCGTCATTTAATGCAGTTTGAGCTTCTACGATGCGGTCTGGGTCTCCGGACTCCAGGGCCTCTTTATAAGCACGTTGAGCCACTTGGACTTGTAGGTCGGCCTGGCTTTGTACGGTCTCAATGTAGGTTTTCTCACCTGCAGAGTATTGTTCACGGAGCTTTTTATTCTCCTCCATTACCCGTTTAGCTAGGTTGATTGCCTCTTGCTGCTCTCTAAAAGCAGCTTCTTTAGCACGACGCTCGTCATGGTAGACCTTCTTATACTGCTTTAAGCGTAAGGCTTGGGCTTTCTCATCGAGCTGTTCTTCATCGTCGGCGGCATCAAACTTGTCCACCATCTCTTTAGGAATAGGCTCTTTACCTTTGTCTTTTTCGGGGGTATCGTCCTCAATCTCTAACTCAATGTCTAGAGTATCTTCGGGCAAATCTTTATCCTGTTCGTCAGGAAATTTGAATTCTTGTGTCATTTATAGCTCCTATACAGTTTTGCGTTTAATACCACGGGGGTCATCTACTGTTGCCTCAACAGAATCGTCGTTAATAATTCTGAACTCTCGTCCGTGAATCACTAAGCGGGTTCCTGCGTTTGGTCGCACTAGAATGAAATCGCCTTTTTGACACCAAGGCCCATTAGGGTATCGTTCTGTGTCTTTGTAACAATCTGGGCCTAAATCCACAACAAACAGCACTGTGGTTAAAAGTTCATCATGTCTTAAAGTCTCGTCGGCTTTGAGGATTCCGCCTTCATGCTCTTTCTCTGCTTCGGGAATAGCACAAAGAATCCTGTAACCAGACGGTTTAGGAAGCTGTTTACCTTTTTCTTCTTCGGTTTTGTGTAGTAATGCTGATAAATCTACTGCTTGAGACAAATTCACACTGGGGTTTGAGCCAGCTAAATTATCAGTCGTCATCTGAGGACTCCAAGTTTTTTCTAAGGTCTGTTATGTATAGACGAGCGGTTAATAGACCCTGCACTTCCCCGCACATCTTTTGGTACTCGGAAAAATCCTTTGCTGCTCCGGCACCTACGGCTTCCTGTAGCCGTACTACTTTCTCGTCTAGTTGTTTGACTACACGATCAAGATACTTTTCAATCATTTATTACCTTTCTGAGGTTTTTCTGATTTCTGTTTATTTTGCGAAAACTGCCTATTTTGGTCGGCTTGGTTTGTTTGGTGATCTATTTGCTGTCTTGTTTTTGCAAGTTCAACACCTAGTCTAGCTCCTGCTTCTTCTTGCTTAGCCATGCGATCTTCTCGGTCTTTTTGGGCCTTGAGAGTAGCATTCATACCAGCAATTTTCTCTTGTGATTCAATACGTTGCTTCTCAATCTCGAGTTGGTCAACTTTAGCTGCTGAATCTGCGGCAAGCTTACGGTTCTTAATATCCACTTCCATTTGCTTGATCTTAAGTTCTTGCATTTGCATTTGGATAATAGGATCTTGCGCAGCTTGTTGTGCTTGCTGAGCAGCCATTTCGGTTTTGTCTCTTTGGAGGAGAACTTGAGAAGCTTGAGCGGCGAGTTGAGAAATCTGAACTTCCATATCTTCTGGAATTGCACGTTCGTCTGCATCGTCTTCGTCTGGGTGGAACGGTAAAGTAACTCCCATTTGCTCTTCCATTTGCTTGCGGTATTCGTACGCAATGTGCTCATTAATATGGGCTTGCATCGCAGACATCATCGCCTGGGCATTTGGGTTTTGACCTAATAGCTTCATGATTTTTGGATCTTGCATTGCCGCCTGATGGACAACAATATGAGCTTGGTGGTCTTGGTACAAAAACGCTTTGA